GGCCGATATAATAGCATATGATCTAGGATGTGAATATGAAAATTGGGCTCAAGGCGGTGGAGGAAATCAACAAATTGCCCGCAGAGCATTATATAGACATAGCCAAGGAATAACTTCAGATGACTGGATAATGATTCAATGGTCTGGAATAAATCGAGAGGATAGATACAAAAACAAAAGATGGATTCTAGAAGGTCCAGTGTATATGTCACAGACATATAAAAATGATTTTTTGGAAAATTTTTGGGATCCGGACAACGATATCATTAATACAGCTCATAGTAGAATAACCACTGAGCTGTTATTACAAGATAATCTAAAATATCAAATGTCTATACAGTGGCATGACCCATGGAAAGGAATTTTAAAATCACCGATCTCAGAATATTGGATAGATAAAATCACCAAATGTCATGAATTACCAATATATACAAAGCCTTGCAATGGAAAGTTAAAAGACGGGCATCCAGATCCTAAGTGGTGGTTACAGTGGGTAGAAGAAAAAATATATCCACAATTTAATTTAAAATTGAAAGATAAGACCAGAGAAGTTGTATTAGATATACAAAATTATCTCGAACAACAGACCGAAATACAAGAAAATAATCTAATTGTGAATCATTTAACCTCTATGTATACCATGCAAAAACACAATTGGGTTTTAAAAAGATCAAGAGTTGGGTCTGACGGAATAATTATGTAGTTACCACCAACCCTGCCCCGCCACTCTTTTATAATTACATGTTGCTACAATTAATCTACCCTTTTGTTGTTCTTGTTCTACTTTAGACTTGAGAGCCTGATAACATTCTTGTTTGCTCTCAAATTTTGCCACATGACCATGTTCAGGATTTGATCCGAGAATAGAAAACGATAACACCCAAATCCACAAGATTTTATCCTATTTAATTTAGTAGACTCCATAGGGCGTGTGTGTCCTCTACCTAGACCGTTAGGTATCTCACCTAACTGCTACCTGCTATGCATGGCATGCCCCTACTGGATCTTATATTTATTTTATACAGGATTTCCGTCGTTATTGACTTCTATCCAACTATAATCACCCATCCACTTTACTCTAGCAAAATAATCATAATGATCAGGACGACCAGTTGACCAATCATTAGGACCGAGTTGACTTAAAATAACCTTGCCTGCTTTTTGATCATTCACTAACCAATAACAATTTCCATGTGCAATTTGAAATTTATATTCCGCTGCATGAACCATATCAGTTATGTCCAATCTGCGTTTAATTTGAGCAGCTTGTTGTTGAAGAACTGTAACTAGTTGCATGATTCGATCATATTCCTGTTGTGCATGTAGACGTGCTACATTAATCATTACATCTTTTTGTTTCTCTACAGGAATTAGATCAAATTTCGGTCCTCCCACATCTGTAGGATAAGGTGTTACATTTTTATTAAAAAATTGGACTAAAGCACCAGTAGATGTAGAATCATAACTGGTCCTGCCCTTAGCTGAATTAGTCAATTCTAGTATAGTTCAAAACATTACCCTGACCATATTGTGCTTCGGCAATCAATTTAGCTTGATAATCATCATTGGCCTGAATACGAACATGAGCAGTTTGATAAGGGTTAAGACGAATCCAAATTTCATATGTATACATATCAACTCCTTTTAATATATTATATTATACAGAATTTTATATCAAGGGTCAAGCTGCAAAAACGTTTGAACTGCCCGAAGTGATTGTATTATCTGATGTATATTCATCGCCAATTCGTGCTATTTCTTTATTGTTTGCAAAAACAGATCCAGAATAGGTAGTTAAACCAGATTGATCAGGTCCGCAACCGGATGCATTATGAGCACCCACAGTGTCGCCATTTCTTACAATACCTTTATTATTTGCAAATACATCTTCGGAACATTGACCTGTAGCTGTGTTAGTTGGGCTTTGACATCTTCTACCTGATCCTGTTTTAGAAAATACCGTATCTCCTCCATCTCCTCGAGCAACTGGTGGCATTAAATTTCTCCTTGATTTACTAAAGTTTTAAATGATGTTAATGACTGTTGAAATCCATAAAACACTTCTTGAGCGAATGATGTAGTCGAAATGTATGAAACTGATTCACTTACATTTACTGTATATGTAAATGTATAATTGATTTCCTTAACATATATATTAGGAGGTGACCACTTTATAATAGCTACCCAATCTTCTGAATTATTGACAGGTAAAAGCTTTTCAGTTGAATCTCTCATTAAAAATCTAAATGTTTCCCCAAAAATATTAGTAAGAGTCCCCGAAATTATCACAGTATCTGTGGTAGTAGACGCTATTTGAAAATTTAATCCGATGGATGTTAAAGATGAGTTTGCAACAATATTTGAAATACTTTCTGCCTCATCAGAAGAAAATTTTAAATTAAAGCTTATTGGAACACCACCATAAATTCCCGGTAATAGATTACTAGGAACTAAATCACCCGAAATTGGTGATCCAGGTGGTGATTCAATTGGAAAACCTGTGCTGGTAGTTATTGTATAGGTAACAGGCATTAAAATATTTATAGGATTTTAATGCCTGTAGTTCCTTGTAAATATTGATCTGCTGCTTCTTTTTTAGCCACTGCGATAGCAATAATTTGTGCATGTTTGACAGAAATTGTATCAGATGCTGATAGAAACATAAAAGGCATCATGCCCAATCCTGATGGAGTAATACTAACACTAAGAGGTCTATGCAATTTGACCTGTTCTGTAGTATCTTCTTCTAATTTTGCGATAATTTCTTCACCGCTGATCAATTTGATGCTCACTACCTCACCGGCAGTAATTCCTTTATTAATTAACATTTATTCCTCTTTTTTATCTTCGATATCACAAAGTGATTCTAATAGTTTATAGTGTTCATAGGCTTTACGCAAGGCCTCAAACTTCTCTAATTTTTCCGGATTAGGCTGAAGGATCGCAAATCTACGCTCCATAACATCCATGAAATGTTTTAAGCTTTTACCTTCTATTTCAATATCAGCCTTTTCACCCTTTATCTCAACTTTGCCATTCACCTGTAGGGACGGATTAATTTGATAATTTGATTGAACACCATAATTTATGTTAGTAGAGAAATTAGTAGGAGCGAAAGTGTAATTAGATTGTGGTAGATTTAAAGTTCCCCATGACGAACTATTAGAAGTGTTGATATTCAACATTAAATCTTCTATTCTAATTTCATCTAATATTGGCAAATCAGCAGTTGAAAGAGGAGTTATTTGAGCAGTTTGAAGAGTAAATTGGTCATCATCTTGCATTTTTTACTCCGTTAAAAATTTTTTTAATTCAGTAAAACCGCCTATTAATTGGTCGTCAATAAAAATTTGCGGAACTGATCTTGCGTTGGGGACTGCCTCGAGTAAATCTTCCTTTGTAAATCCATCACCAATCTTTTTTTCTTCAAACTGGATACCCTTTTGTTCCAGTAAGTTTTTTGCTTGATCGCAAAACGGGCAATGATATTTTGACCATACAATTGCTTTCATTCTGCTACCTCCACTTCTACAATTACATCATCTGATACCAGCTCTTGAACAACTTGTTCAATGGTTGCAGGCAATTCATAAAAATCTTTTTGATTTGTCTGTTCACCTTTATCTCTTACTAATTGACTTAATTTAATTACGAATATTGTTTCTACTATTTTTGCCATATCTATATCCTTTATAGATCAGGTAGTTCTTCATATTCAACCTGATCGCTCATTACACCGATTACATAATTGGTGCTTTCTGATTCTTGAAGAGCAGTTTGTTTCTTATTAATATTCACATGTTTATTGAACCATGGAATCGGACTTGTCTTAGGATGTTCTTCGGCATATTTAATACCAATATCCTTTAATCGAGTAAATGCTGTAAAATCTACAAAGTCTTTAAGGATGCCAGCGTTCAAACCAATAACAGGACCTTTTTGGAATAGATAGTCTGCCCATTCCTTTTCTTCGCGAATAACATCTTTATAGATCTGCATAACTTCTTCTTGGCAATCTTGTGCTGCCTTAGCAAAGCGCAAATCTTCCTTAACAACTTG